GCCCAGATTGCGCACCTCGACGCCCTGACGGCGCAGGGTGTCAAGGTTCGCGTCCAGCTTGCGCCGTAGTCCGTCAGCCATGGCAGATCCGGCCAGGTGCGCCTTGCGCCACTCATCCTGCAAGCGCTTGGTTTCACCGATGACCGATTGCAGCGCCTTGGCCTTGCCCATCGTGGTTTCGAGCCGCTTAACCCGGCCATCGACATCCTTGAAGGCCGTCCCCACCGACTTGTTGACCGCGCCGCCGATGACCAGCCCAAGCGCTAATTCATTCGCCATTTCGTCGCCCCATGAATCGCTGCTTTACGGATAACGGCTCAATCCCTGAGCCACCACACCATGTCGTAAAACGGCATTGTCTCGATGTCGGCCAAGGTGAAACCCGTTTCCTTGGCCAGACGTTTTGCCAGCTGCCGCAACAGCGAAGGGTTAAAGCTCGTCCTCTTCGACCAGACGAAAATAGCCATCCTTGACGCGGTTGTAGTCCTTCACCGTCAGCCCCACCAGGTCTTTCTCGCCGATCCCGGCGAGGCTGGCAAACAGCATGGTGTCGACCGCCAGATCATCCTTTGGGTGCGCCGCCTGACAGACCCGCACCTCGCGAATGGTCGGCGAACGCATGGTGATTTGCTTCTGTTTGACGCCGTTCAATTCGCTGGCCGTCGACAGCGTGAGGGTTACGCCCTCGTCGGTCACGACCATCCACGCCGGATCTTTCTTCGGACCGTTTGTAGCGATATCCAAGACTGTGTCACTCATGACTTTTCCTTACAGACCCAGCTGATTGCGCATCTGCTGAAGTTGGTCGACGCCGTTGATTGCGCGAACCGAGTTGACCGGATCGAGTTCGTAGATGACGACATCATCGATTTCGAGTTTGTAATACGTGACGCTGATCGAGTACTTGAACTCGGCCTTGTCACCCGGTTTCCAACTGCCGGGATCAAGCTCTTTGAGCATCCCGCGAAGGGTCGCGGTGACGCCGGTGAACTCGCCTTTCTGGCCCTTGAACGAACCACGGAACGAAGCGTTGAAGGCCGTACCGTCAGCCAGGCCGAACCACTTCATGGCCTCCTTGCGCACGCCGTTGGTACTGAACGAGGCCTCAAGTTTTTCCAGGCCCATGTCCATGTCGATCTCGGCGTCCATGCCGCCTGCGCGGTAAGCCTCGGTCTTGACCGACACCTTGGGCAATGACAGCTCCGGCACATCACCGGCGAAACTCATGCCGTCGACGAACAGGTTAGTGTTGAACAGCGTTTGCGGAATCATTGCGCAGCCCCCTTAGGCGTTGGTGTCGAGCACTTCGGTCAGCCACTGGTTGGTGACTTCGACGAGGAAGTTCGGGTTTTCGGCCGGCGGCACGTCAGTGAAGCGGATGCGCCAATACACCTTGCCTTGCTCCAGCTGGCTGGCCGTGTTGAGTTCAGTGTCCGCATAGACCTCGAAGTTGATGATCGCGCCCTGATTTTTCAGGTCGCGCATGAAGTTCTGAAGCCCTTCGGTCACGTCCTTGACGTAGGTCTTGGTGATCGAGCGATCGACCGCCCACTTGTGGCCGTAGAGGATCGCGTCCATCACGATGTCCATGGTTCGCACCCGGGTGACGAACGACCATTTCGGGTCGCTCGATTGCGTGCGGTTGCCCCACAGGCGATAGCCATCGTCACGGATGATCGTGGTGATGTTCGCGGCGTTCAGCAGGTTGGCTCGGCAGGTTTCGTCGCCATCCAGAAACTCGACCGGGCGCGTGGTGCCGGTGATGCCGACAAACTCCTTGTTCGACGGTGAAGCCCAAAAACCGTATTCGCTGTCGGTCCAGGCGAACAGGCCAGCGGTGTAGGCCGAGGCCGGACCGTCGACGGTGGCGTTCAGTGTCGTGTCCCAACGCTGAACACCCGGATCAACCAGGAACACCCGCTTGCTGCCGAACTCTTCGGCGTACGCCATGGCGGCCTCATCCGTGGTGTTCGGCCCGTCGATGATGGCAAGGGCGCGCAGCTTGGTGGCCAGACCATCGAGCGCCGTAGCGACTGCCTGAGTCGCCGTATGCTTGGGCGCGATCAGCAACCGCGGCTGGGCGTTGAACTTGCTCTTGCCGTCCAACAACGCCTGCATGCCGGTACGCTGTCCGGATGCCAGTACGCCGCCAATGATCGCCGACGTTTGTGCAGCGGCATCCGCCAGCGTGGCCACGCCGCAACCGACGATAACCGCCTTGGCCCGCGTGTAGATCGCCTGGCACGCCTTGGTGATGGGTGCATCCGGGCCCCATGCAGCGATCGCTTCGCGCTCGCTGGTGATCAATTTCAGCTCATTCGCTGCCGCGCTCGGTGTGCCATCGGCCAGCGGTCCCGGGGTGAAGAGATCGCACAGGCCGATGATCGAGGACGACGGCAGCGAAATGGTGCGCGCCCCGGTGTCCACATTCGTGACCGTGACGCCGTGAAAGAAACCCGTGCTCATAAAGCTTTCTCCAGAAAAGACAAAGCCCCGCAAAGGCGGGGCTGTGTGGGTGTATTGCGTTACGCGTAACGAAAAAGAAAACGCCCCGTCAGTGCGGGCCGTCAGGGGTTGAGAGTGGCAATCCAGTCCGGCATTTTCGGGCGTGAGGCTTCGACCGGAAAATCTGGGGTCAGCGGCCAGTCGCGCAGACCCTGAATGTAGGCCAGCAGCTCGGTGTACTGCTCGGCGGTGATCGATGTAGCCCCGCCCAACTCCAGCTCATCGCGCTGGCGATCGCGTAACCAGGCCACGCGAGCGATTTCTGCATCACGCCAGCTTCGGCCGTTCGCCGACAGGTCATCAGCGGTCAATGGGGATATATCACCCGAGACAGGAATGCCGTTCGCGCCAGCAACGATGGGGCGGGCCTTGGCCTGCCCTTGAAACAATGCCAAATACGCATCGGCGGTAATAACAACACCACCGTTGTCGATCGGCGAAAAGGCATAACGCTGGTCAGCGGCAACCCAGAGTGCATACATGGTTAATTCCCAATGGCGAAAACGTAGGCAAATGCCGAACCGGCAGAGGTCGTCTGCGTAATGATGTTGACCCCGGTCCGGCTCATGTTTTTGGCAGCCGTGCCACCCTCGACGCCCGCCGTATCAAACGGGGTCGCCAGCACCACCCAGCAGGCCGTCGGGAACGCCATCGGAAAGGTAGTGACCACCTCGCCGTAGTAAAACCCGTTGGTTGGCCCTTGGTTCGCCGTGTTCCCGATCGGATACCACTGCAATACCAGGCCCCCGAGCCACGTCGGGAAACTGATCTGCCCGGCAGCAGCCAAGCTGGCCGAAAATCCCCAGCGCAGTTTTCGAGGCGTCACCATCACGGTGTCATCCGTTCCGGCACTCGTCTGGGCAAGAGTCGCCACCTTGGCAATGCCTGTTATAGCTTCGGTGGCCTGGACGATTAACGCCGCCAGTCCCGCCGAAAACTTCTTGGGCGTCACGATCGTGGTGTCATCGGCCCCGGAATTCGTCTGCGCCTGCGTCGCCACCTTGGCAATGCCTTTGATTGCCTCGGTGGCCTGAATGACCAGCGCCGCAATACCCGCCGAAAACTTCTTCGGTGTCACCACCGTAGTGTCATCCACCCCGGTGTTGGTCTGCGTCTGCGTTGCCACCTTCGCCCAGCCAAAGGCCGTTTCAGTGGCCTGATTCAGGTACTTGACGATGGCCTGATAGACCCGCAGCGCACTCATGGGCTTGGCGCTGTCCTGATCGGCTTGCGCCTCGGCCTCGGCCTGGCTCGCAAAGTCGACCCCGTAAGCAGCCAGTGTGGTCGGATTGGTGCCGCCGACCACGCGCCCGTATTTGTCGACAGTGACGCTGCGGTACGTGCCCGCGCCGATACCCGTACGCCCGATCGGCGATTCAAAGACCAGATCCGTCGCGCCCAGGACAATCGGCGCGTCCGTCACCAGCTGGAACACGCTGTCGCCGTACAAAGCGCCTTTCTCGACATGCACGAACAGCCCCGGCGTCACCTCAAGGTTGCTGTCAGCATCCGCCGCCCGCGTCCAGCCATTGGCTGCCATGAGGTAAATGCCGTTGTCCTTGGCCAGCGCCTGCTTCCAGACCAACACCCGCAGCCCGGCAACCCCGGGTTCGCCGTCGACGCTTTGCAAGCCGTTGAGCGCGATCGGGCCGGTTGTGGCGGCCACCACGGAAAACTTGAAATCCAGCTTGTTTAGCTCGTCCAGCACTTTCTGATCGACGTAAGCACGCGTCGCTAGCACCACGGACGGGTCAATTTTCAACTCGACGTTGCTGGAATTGCTGACTAGCAGGTTCACCCGTACGACCTGCGTGCGCCCGGATCCCTGCGTCAGCAGCGGCTTGAACGACGGCGCACAGTTGGCCACCGCCACCATGTCGCCATCCGCGTCGTACAGGGCAATTTCACGGATCCAGAAGCCGCCGACCTCGGCCGGGATGACCTGCTCGGCAATGATGATGGCGTTATTGGCCGGGTCCACCCTCAACTGATTCAGCGGCGCCCGGCGCCGTTCGTTGATCAGTCTGGTTTGTGCAGCGCTCGGGAGAGGGTCGGTATCGTTGGCATCACCCACCCCCATCTGGGCGATTCTCCAAGGCACGCCCAGGGCGTCGGCGTTCGCCTGCTTGGCGACACCGACGTTGGTCAAGATGGCAAAGAACTGCGAGGTCGAGTTAATCATGCGTAGACATCCAAAGTATCGATAGTGGTTTCACGTCCGCCCAGCCCAAAGAAACCCGAGACCTCGATGTCACGCGGCGCGGGTGGATAAACGTCGATTTCGTCACCCTCGGTGAGGCACGCGGCAACGTAAAAGCCGCCCGTGGTTTCGAGGCTGATCGCCAGCCCGGTCAGGTGCCGGGTCAGGGGCTTGGCATCGTCAATCAGCCATGTCAGCTCCTGGTACATCTCTTCGGTAATACCGGTGTCCAGCACGCCGACCTTCAACGCGAACGTGCCAGGCACGCCTTCCGGCACCGTCTGCCACCACTCCAACACCTCAATCAGGTAACCCAGCGGCTCGACCACGCGGCGCAACGCGCCGATCGTGCCCTTGTGGGCATGGATGTAATACGAGGCGCTGATGGCCGCCCGCTTGGCCGCCTCGGGCCAAGATTCGTCCCAGCGATCGACTGAACACTCCCAGGCTAAAAACGGGAGCAGCCGAGCCGGACAGGTTTGGGGGCTGTACAAACTACGCAACGGCGCCGGCGTGAGGTCGTCGGTTGCGCCCTCGATAGCGCGCTCCAATAGCGTGCTGTTGAGTGGCAAAAGACTGGTCATGTCAGCCCCCCACCGTCACGCTGAAATCGGTGCAATAAGCCGCCTGCGCGGAGGTAGGCGTAATGTCCACCCAATCCACCAGCTCCACCCGGCGAACGCCGCTGATGTGCAACTGCGCATCGATCGCCGAACGCGCCACCTCGACACCGAGGCGTCGCCGTGGGTTGACCCACTTCGCCAGCCGGTCCCGGCATTCAGCTAGAATCGCCTCGTTCTCCGAACCGGTGCCGACCATGTGCACAATCGCCTGAATGCTGTAGGGGATGACCTCGGCGCTTTGCACCGTCAGCCGATCAGCCACCGGGCGAATGTCGTCGTCGCTCAGGTAGGCAGCCACCTGCGCCAGTAACGCCGCATCAGCCACGCCATCCCCATTCAGGTGCTGGACCGTAACCACCGCCACCGCCGGTGATGGACTCTCGGCCGTGGCGTCCGCCACCAGCGCCGAGGCGTTGCGTGCATGCAGGATGTAACTGTTACGCGGCCCGGCCGTGGTCAGCCCTTCCCAACGCATCTGGATCCGTTCGCGCAGCGCATCGTCCTCTTCCCGTACTTCCGGCGTCGGGGGCACGGTCGTGTCGTCAGCCGCCTGAATGACCAACCGTTGAAGGTTGACCCGCGCCGCCAGTTGCTCCAGATCGGGGCCTTTGGCGTAGGGCAACATCAGGGCCTTGGCCGCATCGTTGACCCGGGCCCGGTTCGCCATCTTGCGATAGGCCGCCACCTCCAGCAGCTTCAGGACCGGATCGCTTTCAAGCGTTGCGTTCCACTGATCGCCCATCAGCAAGCGGAAATTTTCCAGCTCTTCGGCGTAGATAGCCTCGAAGTCCAGCGGCTCCAGCACGTCTGGTAAAGGCAGCGCGGAAAGGTCCACGATATTCATGCAGACACCTCCAAAATCTTGCCTTCACCCAGGTAGTCGACACCAATCTCAAAACCAATCTGTCCGTCGACCACCGACACCACCTTGATGCGCTTCAAATCCACACGCGGTTCCCAACGTTGCAGCGCCCGGGCGACTTCAGCCTGCACGGCGCTTTTCCAGCCCTCGTTAACCGGCAGATCGACATAACGGCGCAGGTTGCTGCCGTACTCCGGACGCATCCGGCGGCTGCCTAGCGGCGTCGACAAGATGTCTTCAATGGACTGCCGCAGGTGATCGAGGCCGGTCAACGGCTTGCCGGTGCGGCGGTCCATTCCGATCATCTAGGTCACTCCGGATAAGGTTCGAACTCGCCGTTGCTCTGCAGGTAACCCAGCGCTTGAACGTCAATCGCCGTTACCGTCACGCGGCCCTTGGTCACGGCCCGCGTACTGTCATCCGGCAGAATCAAAGTGCGCGAGGTGTAAACCTTGTCGCGAAACGTCATCTCGCCGCTCTGCGGCACAACCGTGGTGGCTGTTTCGGGTAGAACATTGGGCTTGGCCATCTTTTCTCCGGGCATGAAAAAACCCGCACTTGGCGGGCTGTAATGACGGTAAAAATCAGTGTTTATGGTTCGGGGTATTGCCAGCGGTGTCGATGATCTTGCCGAGGCCGGTGATGTCACCCGTTACCTGTAACGTACCTTCGATCTCCGTATTGCCGCTCAGTTTGATCAGCGCCGAGGTCACGGTCACCGCGTCATCCGTGACGACAAACGTCGAGCCGCCAACCTTGATGGTCCCGGTTCCGGTGGGCAACGTGATGTCATAAGTGTTCGCCTCCCAGTCATACACAAGGGAACCTCCATCGTCGAAACGCCAGACCTCGACATGATCACGGTTGTCCGGCTGGGGATAGGCATCGCTGTACAGCCCCGGAATGAAGCGTCCCAGCGAAGGGACACCGCTCGGACTGAGTAACGTCCCCTTTTCGCCCATGCTAGGCGCGCGCCAATGCCGTGCTTTGCCGGCCGCAATACTGTGCCAGCGCACCCATGGGCTGACCCATTCACGCGACTGGATACGCACCATCCCCGTGATGGTATCGACCGCCACGACGTGTCCCGGCATGATCATGGCTCCTATCATGCGGTCATGTTCCGCAAGCGCTACAGCGTTCACCCGGGCACCACATCGATATCGACTTGCCCAGGATCAAGCTCAGGCTCCAGAAACGTCGGCCCAACATCAGGCCAAGGCCATTGCTCCTCGCCCAGGTAGATCTGCTGGGTCCATTCCACCTTCCAGACGGTGTATCCATCCAGCTCCGGCTTGGTCCAGTCCGCGCCGGCCTGAACGAACTCGGCAACGTCCACGTCATCCAGCCCCCAATACTGGGCACGCAGCAGCACCGCAAGCTGGGTCGCCAGCTGCGCCGCTTGGTGATGATGTCGAGGCAGTTCCGCAGCCACGATCAGGTACGCCTCGAAGCGGCACACCAACCCGACACGACCATTGCCAGGATCAGTGCCTGGCTCAAGTTCAGCCAGCTCCAGAAACAGCGCAGGCAAGTGGACCCGGTCACGAATGTCCGGCCATGTGGCCACTGTCTGCAGCCCCGACAGTTGCTCGCCGAGCTGACGCTCTACCGTTGAAAAAAACAAATCAAGCGTGAGGGGCTGATCATCCACGGGCGTTTCCTCGCAGGTACTTCTGCAGTTCGTAGTTCAATTCCTGTTTGAGGATCTCCAGCAGCCTGGCATCAGCCTGACGCGTCCAGCTCTCGAACAGTGGCCTGACGTCCTCCAGTGACACCTTGGCTTTCGCCAATGGAAAACGGCTGTCGTTCTCGGCGATCCAGCCAGAGTTTGGGCCCCCGGCCCCGGACACTTCGCTATTCGGGTAATCGCTGGCTTTGAAATGCTTACTCGCCGTTCGAATCCAGATATCGGCCTTACCGCCGTAGACCTTTTTGTAGAACGCGCCGCTGTAGCGACGGCGCCCCACAGACACCCCTGATTGGGTTTGCCTGGGCCGACCGGTTCGGCTGGCGTCCAACGGATTGATGCCGAACCAAAGCTTGCCCTGCTGCTTGCCCGCCTTGACCGAATAGGCCCGCAGACGCTGCCGCACGGCGCGCATGGCAATACCCTCTTTGCGCCCGACCGCGCGTGCAATGTGAGTGCGCAGCCAGCCGAGCGTTTTGTTGATGGCTCGACGCTGGGCATTGGCAGCGGCCTTGGGCACCAGTTTGGCGAAATCGGTAAATGCCTTGAGGTCCACCTCTGAAGGCTGAATGGTGATCAGCCCGCTACTGGATGACGTTTTATAAAACGACCCGATGCTCATGGATTCAACCTCAAGACCAGGGCGACCAGTCCGGCGCCATCAGGCTCCGGTCTGACGAGGGTATAATTACCACCGCCATCCATAGGCGGCAGATCAATGCTGACGGCTTGGCCTTTGTCGACCCCGTCAGCATCGCTGACACGAATAACGAAAGTCGGCTCACGCAGCCCGGTGTTCAGGCGCCCAATATTGGGCTGCAGCCAAGGCGCCGAGAACATCCCCAGCACTCGGCGGCCTTCGATGTAACCGACATCGCCCAACACATCAAAGACCGTGGCATCAACTCGGGCGACCAGATCACGAAAGCCCATGATCAGAGTTCGAGCAGGATCTGCGCCCGTGGTCGAGTGCACAGGTGCAACGGGTTGGACTGGGCCTCGCCGGCGATGCCCTTGCCGAACGGCAGCGGCTCAACCTTGCTGTAATACGGAATGCCCTGAGTGTTGACCGTTTCCATGTAGTCCGCCGGCGCGAACCAGGACATGTACAGCTCGGGCACGCCCTCAGGAATCAGCAACGCTTTGTCGTCGTTAACGAACGAGATGCCCGCGACCTTGCCGCGATAGCGCTCCCAGACAATGCCGCCGAACTCGAAGCTTTCCCGCGCATCGCCGCGCAAGGCAGCCGCCTGCAGGGTGTTGAGGTAGGTCTCCTTGACCGATTTGTGAGTGATCAGCTTGTTCCAGAAATTCTTGCCGCAGAAAGCGCGGGATCCGGAGCTGGTCACACTCCCAAGCGCGTCCTCTTGCATGTCCAGGGCTTCGCCGCTTTTAACCCGCAGCTCAGTGTTCGGATCATTCAGCCCCATGGAAAGACTCTGACGCTGGACGCCGAACCGCGCATAGATGTCGAGCAATGGGGTTTGGCCATCGGCATCGAGCACCAAGCCGTTCAGGGCGCCCATGCGCTGGAATTCGTGGGTCGCATCCAACTGACGTCGGGCTTTGGCCAAACGGGTGTTCACCACGTCCTGAACCGCCTGCAATTCGGTGCGGGTACCGAACGCACGGATGCCTTGAATGGTGTCGGCCTTGATGGTGAAGCGCTCAGGCAGATGCACGGTGTTAAACGGAATCAAAACGCGCTTGCTCGCACCGACAACCAGGCCGGACGTACCACGTTCGCCGGCGGGCACCAGGGCCAAGGTGTCACCATCCTTTTCGATCTGGATGGTCAGGGTTTCGACGCCTTCCTCGTGAAACAGCCCGAGGCTGCTGATGCGGCCCGGCAGGTAGGGTTGGTCGTTGATGGCAGCGGTCAGCGCAGTGACGGTAAACGCCTCATCATCAAAAATGGCGATATCGGCCATGGGTACACTCCAGAAATGAAAAACCCCGCTCGCGACGGGGAATGGGGAAGCTGAGGTGAAGGTCTTAGCGGACGATCACAAAGTGGGTGGCCAGGTCTTTCTCAGCGGCGAGATCCAGACCGGTCAGGTGTGCTTCGCTGACTTCTGCCAGGCGCACCACAGCACGGCCGCGACGCACGATGTCGGATTCACCCAACGGTGCGTACAGGATCGCCACGGCGTTTTCGCTCCCGTCTTCAGCCACCGGATCATAAGGCGCAAAGTGGCCGGTGGCGGTGACCAGCCCGAGGACTTGCCCGGCATGCAGCGAGGGACCGGCGGCGACATCGATCGCCTCCCGCGAGATCTTGCCGGCCCCCTCAGAAAGGAGGAACTCGCCGGCATGGATCGGCTCTTGTTTGATGGACATGGGTTAAGCTCCTTTCGAGGACGATGTTTGCCCGGACTGAGCGCCCTTGCGGGCCGCCCAGATCGATGTCGGGTCGGGTTGTTTGGCCTGTACTTTCGCTGGTGGGTCGTTTTGTAGCGGCAGGCTGTTGTCGATCTCGAAGCCCTTGCCACTGCCAACGAGCTTGTCGAACAGGCGCCCGCGTACCGCTTCGGCATCAAGACCTGCCGTGACGTACTGCAGTGCGAACTCAGGGAAACGAGCGGCGACGCACAAATCGTTCACCGCTTTGGCTCGTGTCAGCGCGGCCTGAACCGTGGCTTCATCCACCAGCCTGGTCGACGCAATCAACGGCTCGATCAGGTTACTGATGCCGGCTTGCGTACAGCTCTGGGTGATCATCAATGCCAGTTTGGTGGAATCAACCACCGGCGCCGGCGGCACCAGCGGAGGATCCTCCGGGTCAGCCTCCGGAGGCTCGTCGAGCTGGGCCAGCAAATCAGCCGGTGCATTCTGAAAGCGCTGCATCACCCAGCCCTGACCGAGACAAGCTTTGACCTTGACCCCGTCGCCGACTTCATCGGCCAGGCCCAGCGCCACCGCTTCATTGGCAGTCAACCAGGTCTCGGCATCGACCAGACGCCGCAACTCGACCTCGTCAATGTCAGGGGCCTTGGACTTGTAGGCCGCGATAATCGCCTCCAAGGTTTGGTCCAGCACGTCGGCAACACGGCGGAAGTCTTCGGCATCGCCGCCGGTGTAGGTCGACGGGTTGTGAATCATGAGCATGGCGTTGGCCGCGATGACTACTCGGTGGGCACCGCAGACCGCAACGCTCGCCGCACTGGCGGCCAAGGCATCAATGCGGCCGGTGCAGCGCTCCCCCAAACGGGACAGCGCGTTGTGGATTGCCAGGCCATCGAACAGGTCACCGCCGATGCTGTTGAAGGCCGCGATGACCGGCGACACACCGTCATCCATGGCCCGCAGATCCTGCACGAACTGGTTGGCCGTGACGCCCCATGCGCCGATCTCACCGTAAACAAAGACCTCGATGACTCGCTCGGCGGCTTCGCCATCGGCTTGCACGGCGTACCAGGTTTTGTCTTGCACCTGAACTCGCTTGCCGGCCCGGTTGTAAATGCGCGGTTTCGCTTTCTTGCTCATGGTTGTTCCTTTTCTTCTGGCTCGACGACTTCAGCGAGCGTTTTGTAATTGAGACCCAGACGCCGCGCCCGTTCGGCATCGGCGGCGTTTTCCAGATCGACCGTTTCGGCGTCGTAGCCGGTGCGCAGGACCATCTCGCTGCGGGAGCCGAAGCCCGCATTAACCTCAAGTATCTTGGCTTGCACGTCCTGCACAGGCTGGATGTAGGCCCAGCCTTGCGGCACCCAACGGGTACGCTGGTATTCGCGGCGACGCTTGGCGTAGTCGGGCAAGTTCAGCGCTCCGGAGAGCACGCCCATGTCCATCCATGCGGCCCGCACCGGCCGGCAGAGCTGGTGAACGTAAACACCGAATTGCAGTTGCTCCAGGCGCCGCCTGAACTCGGTCAGCACCACCCGAAGTGCCCGGTCGTTGACCCCACGCATGTCGCCGGTGAGGATTTCGTAAGGCGTGCCCGACCCTGCTGCGGCGGCCATCAGTTGTTGCCGCATGAAGTCCGGGTAGTTGTTGCCGGCATCTGGCGGCTTGGAGAACTCCACCTCTTCGCCGACGCCGAGTTCCTGCATGGTGCCGGGCTCAAGCGCCACCATTGGCGTGAAGCCGTCGCGGTCAGGGTTCAACAGTGCGCCAGTCACCGGATCCCTAGGCATCTGGCCTGCGTCCTGCGCCGGCTTGGTGATGAAGCCGGCGAACAGGTTGGCCACTTCCTGACGGAACAGCACTGCGTCATCGTAGTTGTCGAGGCTGCGCAAGCGCTTCAACACCGGTGACAGTCGGGGAACGCCACGCAGTTGACCAGGTTCGATAGGTTCGAAGATGTGCAATACCTGACTGGCCGGCACGCGCACCAATTGGTTGTAGCCACTGTTCAACGACGAGTTATCTCGCGGGTGCGAGAGATACATCCAATACGCCTCTCGCCTACCGGCCGGGCTAAATTCGATGCCGGCCCGGATGATGTTGCCGTTTTTGGTGGTCTCGAATTTGTCGTGCGGCACGAACTCCGGGGCCAACACCTGAATCTGCAATGGCACCGCGAGGCCTTCGTCCCGGCTGCGAGGTCGCAAGCGGACGAAAGCCTCACCCGCCGTCTCGACCGTGCGCGCAATCAACGCCTGCTGGCCGTAGAAGTCGGTCAGGCCATCGGCGTCGGACTCCTCGACCCAATCCTCCCAGAGTTCCTGCAGCAGCTTGCGCAACACATTATCGTCGATGCGTGGACGAGGGTTGATGCCGGTGCCGATCAGGTTACTGGTGCGTTTGTCGATGGCATTGAAGGCATACGGATCGTTACGCACCGCCGCACGGGAGCGGGCGCGCAGGTTGCGCAAGGCCGGCATGACGATGCTGTTGATCCCGCTGTCGGGCGCATCCCAACTGGCCGATCTGCGACCCTCACCGGCGCCTTCGTAACTGGCCTTGATGCGATCCGGCAACAGGAATCCGTTACGGGTAAGCGTCGGATAGTGTGCCATTACAGTCCCTTGCCTCCATGGTAAAGCCGAACCACGCGGGAGCGCGGCGCGGCGGAACTGAGCAACGAGGTCCGGATCTGATCGCGTGCCTGCAGCAGCTCGTCCACCGTGCGGTACTCGACGTTGCGGTCGGTATAGCGCACGACTTTTTCACCGCGCGCGATTGCCTCCTCGACTGCGTCGAGGTGCTTCTGGGTAAAGGCCATGGGGTGAACTCTTGAGGTGTGAGGCGAGGTGATATAAAAGGTCAGACGAAATTCTGGTTTCTCGACCGTATTTCTGCTTGAAAGCTGCCGCCGGCCAAAACATGGGTCAGTGCATCGGCAAGCTCTTCTGCGGGAATATCCGGCAGCATCGTGCGCCAGTAGATGCGTGCACGCACCCAGTCCATTCGGCCGGCCAACTGATCCCCCACAACACGACGTAGCTCGTGTTGTAGCTCAGCAGCAGCTTTAATTTTCTGCACCTGGTGTGCTTTTTCTTCGGAGTTCTGTGACATGGCTGTCTCCAATATCGAAAAATTTGACGACATCGTGGGAAGGATATTTGCCGAGCTTTATCAAAGCTTTCCTGTACCACAGACGCTACCAGCAGAGGATTTCATGGACACCGCCATGCGTTTCGATGAGACCTACCAGGTGGAAGTCCCGACCGATGACGCTGAGTTTTTTATCGCGACAGCCCAATGGCTGATTCAAGCAGGCTACCTACACGGCCAACCTAACCCATATGTATGTGTTAACTACGCAGTGCTGACCGCCAAGGGTCTTGAGGTGCTCAAAGCGATACCCGATAGCGTGAGTTCGAAAGCCACCATCGGTGAACAACTCGCTTCCACCGCCAAGAGCGGCGGCAAGGAGATCGCACGTGGTTTGGTGTCACAAGCTTTCTCAATTGGCACCAGGCTTATCAGTCCATTGGTTGGCCTCACACCCTAATCTACCGTCTTTTCAAGTAGACGCTTTGTGAGCTACGACGTGCTGATACCGGCGTGATAGGTCGCGTTGATGCAGCTGTTGCAGCGGGTTGAGGCGAAAGTTTAGCCTGTCGTGCGGCCGTGGGAGCCGGTGTTTCGTCTTCGCTGAGCCGCTCGCCCTGCACAGGTTTGACGCCCAACACTTCGTCAAACAATCCGGACTGCGCCATCGCCTGGCGAACCCGATCCCAGTCATGTTCGTTGTATCGGTTGATACCCAGGTAATGAGCCATGGCCAGGCAGTACACCATCAGGTCGAGCGCTTCGTTGCGCTCGGCCTTGCCCTTGACCCACTCGATTCGCTTGTATCCTTTGACGTAGCGGGTGATCTTGCGCTCAGCCACGCACTGGGCGAAAAAGTCATCCGGCAGGTCGTTGGCGAAGTGCAGCGCACCCGGTCCGTCTTCAAACGGATAACGGTTGTAGATCCAGTCCTTCGCGGTGTCGGTACCAACGAACCACAGCTCGGCGCCGCCACGCTCGGTCTGACCTTTCCATGTCACGTCGACCATGGACGGCCGCTGAGCGATGACCGGTTTGCCAGGCTTGCTCGCCCCCTTGATCGCGAAGATGTTTCGCCAGCGTCGCACTCGGCAGAACTGGTAAACCTCATCGGTGTGATGACCACCGGAGTCGACCGCCGTGGCAAGAATCGCCAGACCGACGCCGCATGGATGTCGATACCGCGCCTTGAGCCGTTCATCCAGCGCCGACCATGTGCGTGGGTCCGAAGGATCACCCGCGATCACCTGATGATCGACCACCCAGCGTTCCATGCCCACGCCCCAACCCATCACCATGAGTTCCAGACGGTTGGCCTGTACGTCCACGGCGCCGGTGAGCATCAGCACACCGGACGGCATTGAGCCAAGGGAATAAACTTCCAACCGCGCCCGCGCGATCAGCACGTCGGCTTTGGTTTGCTCTTGCGCGCTGTCCCAAACCTTGGCCAGACGGGTGTTGTAGAACACCTGCATGGGTTCGAGGTCGCCTTTGGCCTGGGCTTTTATCGCCTTCTCGAATTGCTTGGCGAGCGACTTCCAGTCCATCCAGCCCAGCGGCGAATACAACGCGTTGAGGTGGAAGCCTACCGTCTCGCCATCGCCTTCGGCGTGGGCTCGCCATTCGCCACGAGCGAGCATGTCGCCTTTGTGGTGCTCTTCGATCAGCACATCACAATCAGGCCCGGCGCACTGGTAATGCACCACCCTGTAGTCTTTGGAGTAATGCAGGCGCTCCCATTCCAGCGTCTGCATGTGCCCGCAGGTCGGGCATGGCACATAGTAATAACGCTGGTCGCTGCCTTCGAACAGATCGGAGATCCGCGAAGCGCCCTTGATGGTCGGTGAGCTGGAGAAGTAGAACTTGGCGTTCCGGCCAAACGTACTGCCCCGCGTTTCCGCCAGCTCGATGGGGTCACCCTCTTCGCCGATGTCGACTTCCCAGCGGTCGATCTCATCGCCGTAAACATAACGGGCCGAGAGTTCCGACAGGTTGGCGGCAGAGCCAGCGGTGGTGACATACAGCGAGCCACCCTCGAACTCTTTGGTGTCCATCGTATTGCGCGAGTCCCGCGAACGGCTCGACGCTACCCGCTCGCGCAGCACCGGCGTGGCCTTGATCGTCTTGCTGATCCGCGACGACACCCGCTTGGCCAGCCCCAGACTGGGCAGCAGCGTGAGGATGTTCGACGGCGCCATGTGGATCAGACCGCCGATCCAGTTCAAGGCGATCTGGGTTTTCATCAGCTGCGAAGCGACCATGGTGACTACGCGCTTGCAGGGGTGCGCGGGTGAAAGGCAGCGCATAGGCTCACGGGCATACGGCGTACGCGCGGTGCGATATTGGCCTGGCTCAGCAGCGCCGCTGTCTCGCGGAATTCGCATGTGCTGATCAGCCCACTCATCGACCCAGAGGTCAGGGTCGGGCTTGAGCCCTCGCTTATACGCATCATGGTGAACCGCTGCACCGTCTGCGTAAGGGAAAGGCATAGGCTCAGCTCGTTGAATGTATGGCGTGGTTAAAATCGGCAGCAGTCATCGAGGCGGCATCATCCAACACACGTCGTAAAGCTGCTGCGAGATGCCTCTCGATTTGCCAAGGGTCAGAAATTATCGAAAGCTCAGGAGCAAGCTGAGCCGGTAAAGACAGAATCAAATCGCGGAGCATGCGGCCAGCTGAGAAAGCTGCCTCGTCAACTACGCTCACATCCACCAGTAAACCATTGGTGACGCGAAGGGAGGTTTCTGCTGTCTCGGCTTGTGCCAGCGCAAGCCTTGTTTTCGCATGCTGATATCCGGATGCACCAGTTGGCTGGGAGTGGGATACCACAGGCTGCGCAGCCTGCGTCGTCACATCAGCAGAGAGTGATTCTCCTGCACCCCGTCTAGCGGGATCAGCCGTCATCGCCAGATATTGCTCCGTGGCGTCGACATCGACGAGCCCGTCTGCTGCGTATATCAAGCGGCCTTGTTGGGCCAATTTACCTACGTACTGCCGTGACCAATTTTTACTCTTGGCAAATTCGGACCGAGTAAGAAATGTCATGTAAGCCTCTGTCAACCAATGACTGTCAACCTGTCAACCACTGTCAACCACTGTCAACCACTGTCAACCAACGGGGTAAACCCAGCCGCTAACACAGTCCCGCGGGTTTCATGCCCCGTGTGGGTCAAAAACCCCCAGGGTCCCCGGCGGATTCTGGCGCCCCAGATCGATGCGCCCGACCTCATGCCCCTACTGCCCAGGCTCGCCGTTGGCCGGCGGCGCATCGGACACGCCTAGTCGCTTCGCGGCCCAGCGTTCGTACAACCCAATCGCCACGTCGGCACCGGCCATTGCCGTCAGACACCCAGCAGCTCCGGCAGCGATGATCGAAACCCCGGCGGCGTACAGCAACATCATGCTCGACACCCCGCAGACCACACAGGCGCCGGAGCGAAGCGCCAGGCGGCGAACCAATGACCAGCCGCGCACGCCGGCCTTGTCCGCTCGCCACATCTCGCCGGACACCCCGCCGACCAGCGACAGCACAATCACCATCCAGATCGGCATATCTATTAACGCCTGCTGCTCGTTCGTCATTGCCCTACCCCATAAACGCAAAAACCCGGCACGAAGGCCGGGTTGAGTGTGTGGTGCCTGCCGCGTTATGCGGTCGCACCTATCGAAGATGTGTACTTTTTACAGGTCGAGTTTACTGGCAGCAAGCCCCATTTAATGCCATCGGCGAATATCCCTGCTACGCCTAGCGAATGTCTGGCGAATGTCGGTGAATACACCTCACCGGCTCCCGGCGCCTCCGGCGCTGTCTTCCCTGTCCCACTATTCAACTCAAAGGTGGGACAAGTGAGAGCGGCGCAGTTCAAGGCTTTGACCCACTGTCCTACTCTTTTTACTTCCTTCTCCCGTAAAGAGAGAAAAGCTAAAGCACGCGTGCGCGCAACATGCGTGTGATGCTGCCCGCTACGCTCACATGTGCGGTGGGCAGCGACTAACGGGACAGTGGGACAGCCCAACAAAGACGCGCCCTGCGCCTGTCCCACCATGGCATGGCGTAGTGGGACAAAGCCGGACAGTAGCGCAATCAAGCCGCCTTCCTCACCAGCAGACCGGCGATGCATTCGTGTGCCTCATGCAGGCGCTCGTAATAGGTTTTCCGACTGCAGCCGCAGTGGGTGATTTTCTGGGATAGAAAGCTATCGTGATTGCAGTAGTGCTCCCGAACGATGACCGACAGATCCGGTGCCAGGTGCTTGTTCACGATCAGCTCAATGTCCGCCGATTCATCCAGCAACACCCGACTGCCACGCGTGCCCCTGATCAGCTCGCCCTTGCACGCCATCAGCATGGCGATCATGTTGCCGCCTGATCCGCCGCCCTGGAATTCGCTGTGCAGATCCTCGGCCCAAAGCTTGAGCATTTCGTCGATACGTCTAATCAAAGCAAGGCTCCTCGAATTCGAGACGTTGCAATGGCGAGGCGCCGCCCCAGCCAGCCGGCTTCTTATAGGCCCATGGCCGCTGTCCGCTCTTTGCCAGGGCTGGCAGGCGCACACGGCGCCAGCCGAGACGATGCATGATCGCGCCGACGCGCATCTGTTCGGGCTTGCCCCAATGCCCAAAGTCCAACTTGAGCGCGCTGGCCAACACTTCGCTGCCGGTGGTGGTTTCGCCGATCTGAGACTCTTCCAGCCAGGCCAGAATCGGGCCTTCCCATTCGTCCACGACAAAACGCTCGTCCTGGGCTTCCGCAAACATCGCGGACTCTTCGCGGTTGACCCACCAGATATCGCCGGCCTCATAACAGAACATCGCCTCGGCCCAGAGCTGGTCGCGTAGTTCGCGCAACTTATCCAGATCGACCTTGGTACAGGCGACGGGCCAATAGCGGCGGTTGCCGGTGGCATCCTTGAGGTATTCGTCTTGGTTGGTGGTTCCCACGAACACACACTGGCGTGGCACGTCATTGCTTCTGCGGCCGTAGCTTTCTCGGTAGGTGTCAGTCGAAGCGGAAAAGAACTGCTTGGCCTTGGTGCTCTCTGCCTTGTTGAAGCTGTCCAGCTCGCCCAGCTCGATGATCCACTTGCCCCGGATCGCCTGAAAACCATCCTTGTCGCCGAGGGCAAACGGCGTATCCATGAACCACTCACCGCCGAGGATGCTCATCGCGGTGGACTTACCTTCGCCCTGCCCGCCTTCCAGGATCATGACCGAGTCAGCCTTGCAACCCGGCCTCATCACCCTGGCAACCGCCGAGAGCATCCAGCGCTTACCGACCTTCGCGGTGTATTCGCTGGCAACGACACCCATCACATCGGTCAACCAGCTGGCGAGCCGTGGCACGCGATCCCATTCGAGTTTGTGCAGGTACTCACGCACCGGATGAAACGCATGGTCATGGGCAACCACGCTGACGGCCTCGATCACGCTGGAAGGCTTGACCCGCAGGTTGTATTCCTGTGCCAGCCACTTCATCACCCGCGTATCGTCGATGTCTGCCCAGTCGCCGATGCCGCCGCCATAGGGCGCGGCTCGCAGCTTGATGATCTTCGAACTGAACGCGCTGAAGCTGATGACGCCTGCCCAGCGTTCGTCGTTGCCAAGGATCAGCTCGACGTTCTGCATGTGCGCGATCAAGGCGCCACTTTCGGTGCGCGCCAACATGTCCTTCCAGCCACCCGCTGCAGGCGGTTTGATCACCGCGAGCACTTGGCGCCGTACAGCCTCCAACCCTTCGGCACAGTGCAGGTCGTTGAAGTCTGTCCATTTGTCATGCCGCTCGCCCGAAAAAATCGGAGCGACCAGTGAACCGCCGACAATCAGCGCCGCGTTGCTGCCCTTTTCTTCCCCGGGGTTCCAGGGCTCGCCATTCGGCTTCTTGGTCTTCCAGTCATCGTCACGGCAAACAATCAACGGTCGACCCGGGAAACGTTCGCGCATGGCCTTGGCGACTTCGCGCAGGTTGCCCGCATCAAAGGCGATGGCCACCGTCGCCGAGGTCGCCATGTGCAAGCTGGCGCCGGTGGCGTACCCCTCACACACCAGCACGGGCTCCCCCGGTTCAGGGTGCGGGCCGATCAGGTGGAAAGCACCTTCCTTCGACATGCCGTAAGGCCAATAGGTCTTATCGCGGCCGGTGTCTTCCTGCTTTTCGGGAAAGATCACCTGCAGGCCGACAATCTGGTCCCGCACATTGATCATCGGCACCAAAACCGCGCCGGAGCGCGGTGCATAACGAACGCCAAGCCCGACGATCTGTTTTCGATCCAGATACTCGGAGCGGCCTTTGACCGGCATGCGCTTGAACATCGCGGCGGCACGATTGGCCGCCCTGCGCGAGGCATTGGCGGCGATCTCCGCCGCCCTACGCTTGGCTTCTTCCTGCCGAGCACGCATCACTTCACGCTCTTCGGCGCTCATGCGGCCGGCCTTGACCTTAATCTTCTGCGACTCGCCAGAACGCCAATCGCCAAAGCTGCCGAAGATCAGCGTTTCGTTTTTCTCGGTGCGGTGTTCATGCACCACGTACCAACCGTTCTTTTCCTTGCCCTTGTCCTGCTGGGTCTTGCAGCGAGTCAATTTGCCAAACGTCAGAGGTTGCTCAGGCTCCAGCCCATAGTCTGCAAACTGCCCTAGAACCTCATCGAGCATGGCGAGCATTCCTCAACTCATCAATACTTTGGCAGCTCACGCATTGAGTGCAACCCTGAACAGCTACACGGCGCGCCGATGGGATTGGCGAATCGCAGCTCTCGCAGAACATAAAGGAATGTCGTACCGGCGCAGGCTTGCGCGCAGCAAGGGCTTGATCGATACGCTCTTGCACCAGGTCGTTCGCAAAATCAGCGATATCAGCCATGGTCAGCACCCCGCGTTGCCCCGTTGACGTAAGCGGCGCGGTTGTACATGCCGAGCAATCCCTGAATGCCTCGGAACACCTGCAGCTTGATTTCCGCGAGCTCGCTGTCCGTGACTACTCCGTCGCCAATACTCTTGGCCCAGGTGTCCGCCAGATCCGCGACGTGCCGAAAGAACATGGCTATGCCGACCGTAAGGGTCTCGGGCATGTCATCGGTGTAGGCCTCGGCCAGGTCCTGCCAGATCGTGTCGCCGACCAGGGCGTGTACCGCATCGAGGATGCGCCGATCCTTGGTCAGCTCCAGAATCTCGCCGAACTCTTGGACGTTGACGACATGGCTGGGATGGGTAGGTGACAGTTTGTGTTGCAAAGTGGTGGGGTTACGGCCGGTGGTGGCGGCGATGGCGGCAGCGCCACCTGGGTAATCGCGGACAGCATGGTAAAGCGCCAATTCGAGCGGCAGGACTTCCCGCTGGGCTCTGTCGACACAACTTAAAGCAATACGGCTCATGGCATTAATCCTTAAAGGTTGCCAGTGCCACGCGACATGCAGTGGTGATACATTTGCCGCGTGGCTTGGAAAGGCCCAAACGCCGGCTAGATCTTTGGGATCAACACCGGCACCGTGCCGAGGCAAACGATCCGTCGTTTACCTCTGGCGCAACAGCTGCTCAATCTGTGGTGGAGAAGGCAGCAACCCAAGGCATCCGTGCCTTGAAAGCGCGGTAAAGTTCGGCGGTTTGCATGTGGTGTGCCCGCCTACCTTTCTCGCGACCCGACAGCGCTGTGGTGGTGCGTGCCGGGAGGAACTGGGCGGCCCATGGGTCGCCTTTTTTCTAATTACGTTTAAGGAGAACTACCTATGCCAGATAGCCGTGTCCCTACTATTTCCATCGGACGCCTGCGAGAAGAACTTGCTGGATATCCCGATGACTACGAACTCAGCTTCAGCGGCCTTGAGTTCTACCGTGTAAAACCATACGGACCGAAGCTGGTTCAAGTCGAATTTAACGAGCATGTTCACCGCGACGAAACAGGGCGCGTGGTGCTTGTAAACCTTGAATGAGGTACTTGGCAGCTTCAGCGGCTCGCGCGGGTGTTGTAGGGGCGTAGCCCTCAAACCGAAGGCCATTCAACGAGCATGAAACCACTACAAGGCCCCCCTCGATGTGCTTGAGGGAAACCTCAAGCCCGGGCGCGGTGCCAAAGTTGTCTGCGTAAATATTCAATTACTCGCCCTCGTGAAGCAGGTGGTGGTATGTGCCGGGAGGAACTGGGTGGCCCTTGGGTCGCCTTTTCCTAAGCGGCTTGAGCGACCACTTCTTCCAATGGGAATACGTCATCAAGCGAGCATGTAGCACCCAATTGATTCAATGCGGCAGTAATGGCTCGGCAATCGTTCAACCCAGGTGTTCGGTGACCAGACTCATAATTGCTCAATCGGGCTTGAGCCCAACCGAGCAGTACGCCTAGGTCTCGCTGCTTGATTTTTGCATTCTTACGAATGCTGGCGATTCGATTCATGTTCAGAGCTCCATGTGACTGAGCCACTATAAACACGTAACGTGATTTTTTCAACACGATAAGTGAGAAAAAAACATTTCAAACCGTGATAAAAAATACTCATGGATACTTTAGGCAGCCGCATAAAGCGGTACAGAAAAAAGAAAGGCATCAGTCAGCAGCTTTTGGCTGAGATTTGCGGCTGGTCGTCCCAGTCACGCATTGGCAATTACGAGAAGGACCTTAGGGTGCCAAGCCTTGGCGATTTGTTGCTGATAGCTCCAGCACTAGACGTGTCTATTACTGAACTGACCAGCGACATCGGATCTCAAGAACTTCCGGTGGCGATCAACGAGTTCGACGTGGGCGTCGTCAATAGGCCTCCAGCCGGATCAGATCAATCCGCTCTAAGACCAGTTGGTCCAATAAAGCCAGGACGGGTGCCCGTGGTGGGTTCTGCAAAGCTAGGAACCGATGGATATTTTGAAGCACTCGATTTTCCGGTCGGCCATGGCGATGGTTATCTTTTAATCCACAGTGACGACCCTGAATCTTATGGCCTGCGAGTCATTGGAGATAGCATGCACCCCCGTATTAAAAATGGGGAATACGTGCTCATTGAACCTAATAAATCGTTTGTCACAGGTGATGAGGTTATGGTCCAGACGGACGATGGCCGATCAATGATCAAAGAATTCATCTATCTTCGTGATGGTGTTTATCGCTTCGACAGCGTGAATCAAGATCATGGTCCTTTGCACATAAACCAGGATGTTGTCACGAAGGTCCACCTTGTAGGGGGGATTCTAAAATCATCACGCTTCGTCCACGAATAGCAAAAAATCACATATCGTGTTGACATAACAAACACATTGCGTGATATTTGCCTCACTCTTCCACCACAGAGCGAGGCAACACCATGCACACCACAGCAACCCTGCACGTCCATCCGGCCGCTGCTGATCCGTTCCGCATTTTCGAAGTCCGCCGCCTGGCGCGCGAATTCGGCTGCGCGTACATCGCCACCAAACCCAAATCGCAAGCACGGCCCACGCCTGCCCCCTTCGACCCGAACGACGGAGGGCGTGCAGCATGAACAACTTCATCCTGTCTTCCCAAACCGTGCAACGGCTGGCCGCTCAGGTCAATTTGAACGGTACGTTCAACCACGTTTGCCGGGCCGCAATGACTGGGCACACGCTAAGCTTCCGTTTGATCGCCGAGCGCGGTACCAACAGCTCCACGTTCACCGTCGAGACGGGCATCGAAAAGCACAGCCTCACCGTCGATCACAGGTCGAAGGGTATACACCAGAAACTGGTCGACTTTATCGAGACCATAGCCAACGGCCGAATGGACTCCGCAGAGACAGCTCCGCGAGCTCCCGCCCGATCCAAAGCCCCGCTTACGTTGCTGGATTCCAACCAGGAACAACAGCTCCGGGACCTGGTGCGCAGGGGCGGCTCGTTCGACGTTGAGTTGGGCTTCGAGCATCCCATCAAAGTTGCAGTTCATCGCACCGCTACTCGCCCAGGTATCACCGCGATCCTGACCATCGGCGTCTCTCGACCTCGTACCCAGTGCTTCACCGTCCACGACAACCTCCAATGCACATTCAACGCGTTGGTGGAATCAATCGAACATATGGCTGCCGCTGCGACTCCCGCAGCGCAGGCAGCCTAGGGGGTCAAGATGGAACGCGACCTCGCAAAAGCCGCCAAGTACTTCGGCCTCACCCGACCCAAGCTGATTGCGCTCATGCGCGAGAAAGGTCTGCTCAACGACCGCAAACTGCCGGCTTACCCCGTCCGTGATCGCGAGTTTCTGCGGGTCAAGAACGGCACTTGGTATCACGAGACATCCGGCATGCAATACAGCCAGTCGACCAAGGTCCGGCAGGCCGGCATGCGCTGGTTGGCCGAACAGTTGGGCCTCGAAATGCCAGCCATCCCGACAGACAACCGTGACGTGGCCTAGGGAATACGCCCGCCAGATCGTCGCCATGAGGACACGCGAGGAGCGCAATGCAGCGCTCCTCGAAGTGCCAGAACACCTGCGAGACCTGACGAAGCGCCACTGCCTGAATGCCTGGAATCATCCTAAAAGGAAAAAAGTCCATGAATAACGACCTGATCGATCGCTCGCTCGCCGAGCTGCAGGACCTGACTCACGACCAACGCACACCTGAACGACTTCTAATTTGGCTCAGTTTTATCTGTGAGGCTGCCGGTGTCGAACTGGGATTACCGGTTTCGATTCAGTACGAACAACTCAAGCTGGAGGCCGCAATGGTACTACTGTCCAAAGAACTGGCGCTCGATAGGTACACTACCTCTCTCAGGATACCTAGCGTCGGTAATCCGTCTCTTTGCGCCTTCGTTTATCTTGATGCCGACCTCCGACATCAAGCATACGGTTCAGGCAGAACCGCCGCAGAAGTCCTTGAAAAGCTGCGCGCTGACCTCCCCAGTATTGGAAAGGAAGCAGCGGCAGCATGACCGCAAATCAAACCCCATTGCGCCTGCTGCCTGCACCGGAAACAGCCACCGTCGAATTGCTCTATCGCACCTTCGGCGACGTGTTGATTCCGTTGGAAAAGCTGCGCGTGCAGTACTTCCGCAACCTGAACGAGACCACCTTCGCCGCGGATCTCGACAGCGGTCGCATCCCGTTACCGATGACCACTCTCAAGGACAGCCGCAAATCGTTCAAGTACATCCATATCCGCCACCTCGCCGCCTGGATTGATATCCGGGCCTACAAGGCGGACGAAGAGCTGGCGTGTCGAACGATGCCAACTGAGCAGAAAGATTAACCAAACGCCGGCTGCCACCACCAGCCCAACGAAACCACCAGGAGCACACCACATGACCACTCAGCAAATCTATGCGCTGATCATCCTGACGTTATTAACTGCCGCGATTTACTGGACCGGATATCGGTTTGGAAAAATTGATGGGCGGGCTGACGGCGAAGAATACGGTAAGAATACCGAGCGCTACGACAACGCGGGACGCATCAGGGCACTTCGTGACCTGCTTGATCATGAGAAAAGGAAACACCGGGAGCTTTTTCAGCACTACCTTCGAGCAGTAGCCAATTGCACATTTGGAGAAAAAGACCGCCAGACACTTTTGTCCATCGCAGAAAAGCTGAAATTGGCTGCTGACACATTCCGCGCTATGAGTTCGAAAAATCAGGCTCAACAGGCGCTTGAACTGCGAGAAGAAGCTTTGAGCATGGCCGCGCTGCTGGAGCCAATCACGCCGGAGCGTGCAGCATGAACCGCGCAGCCAAGATGCTTCGCCTCACCCCGCAAGCCGCTGGCGAACTGCAACAACAGCACGCCAAGGCCACCTCAGAACTGCGTGAAGTCAACCGTTTTCGCAACGAGTTCGACCGCCAGTTGAAAACACTGATCGGTTATGACGCCCTGCGCAAGTTGCACAAAGCCACCGAGAACGCCCTGTTGCTGGCCGATCTGGTCAAGGAGGCAGCATGACTCAGATTCTTACCCATACCGGCAAGCGCTTTGACGTTTTCGCACCCGACACGGACTTGATCGACCCGAGGGATATTGCCCACTCGCTCGCACACTTGTGCCGTTTCAATGGCCACTGCCGCGAGTTCTACAGCGTTGCGCAACACAGTTGCATTGTTGCTGACCTGGTACCGGAAGAGCACAAGCTGGACGCCCTGCTCCATGACGCCACCGAGGCATACGTCGGTGACATGGTACGGCCTCTTAAGGAGTGGATGCCGGCGTACCAAGATGTCGAGAGCCTGATCTGGAAGCACATTTGCACGCGGTTTGATCTCGACGCTGAAACGCCAGCATCCGTTCGCCAGGCCGACATGATTGCGCTCGCCACCGAACGCCGCGATCTGATGCCAACCGACTCGGCTATCTGGGATTGCCTGAACGGCATCGATCCCATGGCCGAACGCATCAGACCTTGGGGTGCCATCGAAGCCCGGACAATCTACTTTCAGCGCCTGATGGACCAACTCGCCATCGAACATCGGAGGAAAGCGGGCGCATCAATCACCCTCAACAAACGCATTGCTGATCCCGCTTTGCTCTGCAACGTCACCGGGGTCACCGCGCCGGTAACAAACAGCCTCTGCTGCGAAGCAGCAGGCATTACTAAACCTCTAAGCGCCACCACAGAGGCGCTTATACCCCACGAAAAGCTGCGCGAGGCAGCTCTCCCTGATGCAACGCTACTCGCTGAGAATTGCCCGCCCGCGCAGCTTGCTCAGGGGTATAGGCACCCCGCAGAACCGGGCGATAAGCCGCAGGTGATTGGCAAACTCATCGTATTGGCTGATGACCTGGTGGCATTCGAAATCGTTGGTGCCCAACACATCACCGAGGGGACTGAAGTCATTCGTCTCAGTGACCACACTGCGTATGTCGCTCGCCCGGGTGCCGCCTGCAGCTGGACATACCACGAAGACGCCTTCTTGTGGCGTACCGGTTGCGGGAAGGACTGGGGTTTCACCGACGAAGGCCCCACAGAAAACGGCATGAAATTCTGCCACTCGTGCGGCGGGCACCTGATGGTGTCCGAAGCCGAAGGCGGTGCGGCATGATCTGGACAACCTTCTTGACCCTTTGGGCCGTCCTGTCCTTTCCAGCAGCTCTGTACCTAGGTCCACGTCTTCGCTCGCAGACCAGCAGTTCACCCTCGATCAACATGTGCGCCTGCAACCAAGGCCGCCTGCCGTGCTCGTGCAAGGGGGAGCGCTCATGACTTCGTTCAATCTGACTCCGATCACCAAGGCAATCAACACCCAGTTCGGGCTCAATCTCGAAGATGAGATCCGCGTCGACCTCTTCGCCGGCGGTGGCGGCGCAACAATGGGCCAGGAGATGGCGACCGGCATGCCCGTGGACATCGCGATCAACCACGACCCCGATGCCATCAGCATGCACAAGCGCAATCACCCCAACGCCGAGCACTACATCACCGATGTGTACGAGGTGTGCCCGCACAAAGCGACACGCGGGCGTCGAGTGGGCCATCTGCATGCCAGCCCGGAATGCACACATCACAGCCTCGCAGCTGGTGGTCAACCGCGCAGCACCAGCAGCCGGTCGCTGTCGTGGGTCATCAAGAAGTGGGCGGGCCAGGTCCGTCCGCGCAAGATCACCATGGAGAACGTCCTGCAGGTGCTGCAATGGGGTCCGCTGATTGCCAAGCGCTGCCCTAAAACCAGTAGAGTGATCCGCAGGGACCTGTCTGTTGCAGAGCCGGGCGAACGAGTGCCGGTAAAAGACCAGTACCTGGTGCCAGATCCTAAGCGTAAAGGTCGGACATGGCGTCGGTTCGAAAGCCAGCTGCGCGGCCTTGGCTACGACCTTATGCACGGCAAATTGAAGGCGTGCGACTTCGGCGCAGGCACGACCCGCGAACGCCTCTACATGGTGGCCAGATGCGACGGCAGGCCGTTGCGATGGGCTGAGCAGAGTCACTTCAAGGCCCCAGCCAGAGGTCAAAAACCGCACCTTACTGCCGCGAGTTCCATCGATTGGTCGATACCGTGCCCGAGCATCTTCTTGAGCAAGGAAGAAGGACGCGCAGCTGGTGTACGTCGACCGCTGGTGAACAAGACCATGGAACGGCTGCGCAAGGGCGCCAAACGCTACGTCATTGACCATGCCGACCCGTTCATCGTGAGCGTTAACCCCTCGGGCAGCGACCAGTCCCGTATCCACTCAGTCAATGAGCCGGCCAAAACCATTACCGGCTCTCACGGCTTCGCCCTTTGCACACCGCAACTGGTGCCATTCATCACCGAGCACGCGAATGGTAGCAGCCAGCGCAATATGCCAGGGGATGTGCCGCTACGGACAATTTGCAGCCAAGTGAAGGGCGGACACTTTGCCCTGACCGTGGCCTACATCGCCCAGCACAATGGCGGCTTTAACGAAACACCAGGTCACCATCCGCACCGCCCGCTAACGGCCGTCACCACGACAGGTAGTCAGCAGCAAGTGGTAACGGCGCACCTGACTACCCTGCGCCGTAACTGCGTTGGTCGGGCAATGGATGAACTGGTGCCGACCATCACTGCCGGCGCCGAGCATCACGCACTGGTCCAGTACAAGCTCGCACCCGAAGCAGAAGCCGGCGCCCTGCGCGTTGCGGCCTTCATGATGGGTTACTACGGCAGCGACAACATCTACGACCTGCGTGACCCGGCCGCCACCATCACTACCCGCGACCGTCTCGCACTGGTTACGGTCACGATCAAGGGCACACCGTACGTGATCGTTGACATTGGCATGCGGATGCTCACCCCACGTGAGCTGTACCGGGCTCAGGGCTTTCCTGATAACTACGTCATTGATATCGGCCATGACGGCCGTAAGTTCAGCAAGAAAGCCCAGGTGCGCATGGTTGGTAATTCGGTGTCACCGCAGCCGATGGCGGCCCTGATACGGGCAAACATGGATTTTGAAGGAACAGAATTGAAAGGAGTAGCAGCATGAGTGCCGCAGAAAAGCTTGAGTTCCACATCTCCCCCGGCCTTTGGTTTCGTCAAGAGCTGCTTTATCCGACCTTCGGTATTTCCACTGAGGCAGCTCGCAAATATCGATCAGGTGGGCTCTGGCTAGAGGGCAAGCACTGGCGCTGGGATCCGGCACGCCGCGTCGTTTACAGTCGCGCCGCCATTGAACGCTGGATGGAAGGCAAGCCGTGATCGACAAGATGCCGCGTGGCGTGGAAATGAACGGCAAGCAATTGCGCATCTGGTTCATATTCAATGGACAGCGATGCCGGGAGCCGCTTGATGGAATCGTTAAGGTTAACAAGGCCTCAATCGCGTACGCCGACAACAAGCGCCGCACCATCCTGGCTGAAATCAAAGAGGGTCGTTTCGACTACGCGGCTCACTTCCCCAACTCGCCGCGTGCCGAAACGTTCTGCGGCATTGGCGGGGCCTCGATCAAGCGTACAGTCAAGGAAGGCATAACCCGCTGGCTGGAAGTACAACGCGCCCTCAGAGCATCTAGTACCGTACTGAACTACGTCAGCAAGGCTGGGCATGTTGAAAGGAAGTTTGGTAAAGACCGTATTGTCGATATCGCCAAAAGCGATCTTGAGCTGTTTCAGGCGCAGTTGCTCAAGGAAGGCCTGGCCCCAAAAACCGTAAACGATATTTTTACGATCGTGCGTGGAGTGTGGGCCGACGCCTTCGGGGATGGCATCTTAAAGACCAACCCGCTGGACAGAATAAGCAACGTTGGATCGGATACCGACTTAGAACATGCCGATCCGTTCAGCAGAGATGAGATCGAATTGATCGGCAACGCAGACCCCCTCAGAATGGCCGATGCCAGGATGATAAAGTTCAACTGCTGGACAGGACTTTCCTTGTCAGAGGTGATTGCTCTCGCGGTTGAAGACGTCGACTTAGATGCCGGCATTGTCCATGTACGTCGGGCGTTGGTCGTGGGGGAATTCAAAGTACCGAAAGAACGATCCAGGGTGCGAGCCGTGGAACTAATCGACCCGGCACTTGAGCTGATGCGCGAGATTATTGCCGCAGCAAAGGAGTCACCGGAAGTGGAAATCCTAGTTGTTCAGCGAGATAACATTACCACCAGAAAGCATAAAGTCCGGTTTCTCTTCCATAGCTCAACCAGCGGATTGCTCTGGAGTGGGAAGACGTTGAGCAACTGGTTCACCGCTCATCTGAAAAAGGCGGCGGTGCGCCACAGAGGCGCAAACCAATGTCGCCACACTTTCGCCAGCCAGATGCTGTCGAGCTATGTTCCGGTCGAATGGGTAGCCAGGCAACTGGGACATGCGGATACAACGATGGTGAGAAAGCATTACGGCAGATGGATACCGAGGGACACCAAAAGCATGGCGGGGATCGTGTCGAAAATGCTTGGGTTCCGAACCGACTAAGCGCCTCCCAATAACGGAAAGCCCCCGTGATCCTCAATGATTACGGGGCTTAGTCTTATTCATTATGGCGGAGAGATAGGGAACTCTTTCATTCACTCGGTCATTGAGAAAATAGGACGATCGCACTCCCGTTGTGGTTCTCAATGATCTTGCCTGCCGGTGAGTTTGCAAAAGTGTGCATATAGGCATGATGCACCGTCAGAACCAAATCCTGCAGCTCATCGTCATCTTCGAGCTTCACTACCTTCAAGCCAAAACTTACCGCATCCTCGATATGCAGGTGGCGAGAGTGAGTTTTTGTTCCAGCATGGTCATTCAATGCAAGAACGATGTTATCAGCCTTATGGACAGCATCCGCCTCACCTTTAAACATACCGCTCACAAGCCAATTCCTTACGATGAGATCTGCAAGCTCAATCGCCTTCTCACACTCCCCTAAAAAAGTCGGGTGATATTTGTTAATAATGGCTTGCCAGATTGGCGTTGATAGAGGGTCGCGCTTGACGGCTTCGATGGCGCTATCAAACTCTTCAAGCACTCCGTGCGCTGGAATCCCACCGAATTGTGGATCGAACGGTCCAATATTGGACTGCTTACCCATTACGATTTCAGAACATGCACAGGCAATCATGGTACCTGCGGACATAGCCAACTGAGGGATCACAGCCCGAATATTGGTGCCATACATTTGACGAAGGTAATGAACGATAGATTCCGCTGCAGACAAATCACCACCAGGAGTGTGCAGGATCAAATCCAAGCCTTGGGAACGATCCAGCCCATGGACCGCATTCATGAATCCGTTTTTATCGTCATCGTTTACTTGGCCGAATGCATAGCCTGGCTTCTGAAGAAATCCCGAGTAATAGGCAATGACATTTCGACCTGTCTTTTTCTGTAAAAGCCCTAGGTACTTTCTCCGGACCTCGTCCACAGCGTTGGTGCTCGACTGTGCTTTGAAAACGATTTCTTCTAAAACCTGAGTCCAATTAGGCAT